AAGAACAAAAGCAATTTAAAAACCATGTACAATTAAAACCAGTTTCTGATTTAAGAGAATCATATATTCGAGATAATATCTTTGAACTTGGTGAATCTGTTGTTATATCAGCTAAAGGTATTGTAGGAACTATTAAACATCTTGGTACAAATTATCTTATTGTTGAATCAAAGGGTGAAACATGGAGATGTTGGCTAGATCAAGTTTCAAAAGTAGATCCTAATCCAGAAATTAAAATGGATGTTGCAGATTTTTCATTACCAAAACCAATGGCTGAATCTTTAACCGAAAGATATGATATTGGTACTGATGAATATAAGAAACACGCTTATAAAATGACACCAGGCCAAAAAGAACAAGCATCCGCACAAGATCCTGATATAAAGGACCGCGAAGGAAGTCAGCCTAAACGTTATCATGCTGGTCTTAAAAAGGCAACAAAGGTTGCACGTGATAGACATTTTAAAAAGCATGGTAAAAAAGCTGATAATGATGCTAGTGCATATAAACCAGCACCTGGAGATAAAACCGCAAAAACCAAAACTTCTGTTTGGACTAAAAAGTTTAAACAAATGTACGGAGACGACTAATGGAAAATATGAAACTTCCAATTGCTTTAGTTGTTGCCATGGTCGCACAAATATCTGCTGGCGTATGGTGGGTATCTCAACAAGCTGCTACCATTACTTCTTTAGAAGCCACAGTATCTGAAATGAGTTCGAAAATGGCTATCGAAGAAAATGTAAATCTTCGTAGAGACGTTGATGAACATCATAATGAAATCGATGAATTGTGGGAAGAGACTGAATATCTATGGGAAATGGAACAATCTCTTAATATGATTTTACAGCAACAAATAGAAATAAAAGGCCGCATATCAGTTCTTGAGCATGAATTAAACTATATTAACAGAGATCATAATAATATGCTTGATATGAAAGGCGGGATGGACTAATGATACATTTTAAAGAATATATCAAAGAAGATAAAGCAGGTAGTTCACTTGCCGATAAGTCTAAAAAGTCAGGTATTTCTGTAGATACATTACGTAAAGTATATAATCGAGGTGTAGCAGCATGGAAAACTGGTCATAGACCAGGAACAACACCATCTCAATGGGGACATGCAAGAGTTAATGCCTTTATTGTCAAAAAGAAAAAAGGTGGTCTTAACCACGATAAGGATTTAGCATAATGCCATTAAAAGTTTCACACGGAATAAAATCTTGGATTGATGATTTTCAACAGTCAAAAGATAAACGATTTGACGGTAAATCTGCTGAGAAGCGGAGAGAAATGGCTATTGCCGCATATATGGCTGCAAAGCGTGAACAAAAAGAAAACGTTAGATCAGCAGATAGTAAACCACAAGTATTTACGAAGCCTGATGGTAAAAAGGGTATACGTATGGTACCGGTAGATCGTGCAGTTGTGAAACAAGAAAAAAATCTTGAATGGCTAAAAGCTGCACTTGAAGCACAAGCACGTAAAGCTAAACCATGTGATGAAGATGTAGAAGAAACTTCTGAAGCTAAGGTTGATGAACTATCAATGAGCTTAAAGGATATTAAAAAGACTGGTTTAAATAAAGCCGTAACTGCTAATAAAGAAAAACTTAAAAAAGATCTTGAAGCTATGAAAGCCAAATTAAATAAAGAAGCTAAAGTTGATGAAGTTTCACTGGATAAAGCTAAATCTGCTTATTATAAACGCAAATCTCAAGCTCAAGGGGCAGCTGCTCAAGGTTCAATGGATTATGCTAAAAAACAAATGGCAAAGGCTCGCAAAACAAAAGCTTATATCGATAAACGTGAATCAGTAGAAGAAGCTACTATGTCAACTAAAACTGGTCGTAAACAAGCCGCGGCCGATGCAGTAGCACACCATAAAGCAATGGTGAAAAAATGGGGTATAAGTCACCCAGCAACTAAAGATGCTGAAAAAGCTGCAAACTACCATATGAAAAAAGCTAATGAAGTTCTTGACCGTCCAGGTGCATTAGATAGTTATAGAAAAAAGGCTGATGCAAGTGGTAATAGAGCACGTAACTCTGCTACTCGTAAAATTCTAACACAACCTAAAAACGGTAAAAGACCTGATCATTCTGATGAATTGAATACTATGCGTAAGCGTAATAAAGGTCAAGACATGGCGGACAGAGCTGCTAATAGACATTTCCGTAAATCTCTTGGTTTAGGTTATAATAGCAAAAAAGAATCAGTTGAACTAGATGAAAATAAATATGCTGCTAAATCTGCAGACCGCCATAAGATGCTTATGAAGCAAGCAAGATCTGATATGAAAAATGCTACATCTCATTCTGACATGATTAAGCATATGAATAAGTATCAGTCTGCAAAGAAAGCTCATGATCGTGCAACACGTGCCCAGTTTGATGAAAACAAAGTTGATGAAATCTCAAATGCCAAGATGGGTCAATATGTACGTAAAGCAACTGATGATGCAGCACGTAGAGCTATGGATGCTGGTGAAAAAGCAGGCCGAGGCGATTCAAAGGGTTTCGGTAAACAAATGGTAAAGTCACGTCAAAGAGTTAAAGGCGTACATAAAGCCATGGATAAGATGGACAAAAACAGATTGTACGGGAGACAATAAAATGAAAACCTTTTTTCAATTAAGAGAAAATCTAGAAGAACATGAAGCTAAAGCATTAATCGAACAAGAAATTACTGATAGAATGTTTGAAGCAATGGTAGAAATCATTGATGAAGCAGATGCTTGGGATGTTGTAGAATCCAAAATCGATGAATTAAGCATTGACACAATGAAAAGCTATAGAACAAAGGCCAAGGCAGACGTTGCAAAACGCGGTGCTGTAGCAGACATTAAAGATAGACAGGTGAAACGTCGTGAAGGCGATGGATATGTTCATAAAGATAGCCCTGCTGCGCGATATAAAAATACTGTTCGTAAAGATTATAGAAATTTAGCTAAAGCTAAAATCGCTGTAAAAAAAGCAAATAGTTAAACAAGAGAGCTAAAATGACTACGACGAGAGAGCATCTTTTAAATATTCGTGGAATAGTTGAAGCTAAAGATCCTGGTGAATACGACCAAGAAGGTGATATGGCTAAGACACAACTTAAGACGATGATGGATGCCGCACAAGAATTGTATGATATGATGGGCGATGATGATAATTTGCCTGAATGGGTGCAGTCAAAAATTACAAAAGCGACTGATTATATCGATACGGTCAGAGATTATTTAAAGAGTAATAATGATGATTAAGTTTAAAGCTTTTATGGAAGCAAACAAATCTCGAACAGATAGTCAAAAAACTGCAGCGGCTGATGCTATGCTAGGTAAAGATCATCCATATAGTTCTACAAATATTGCTAGACGTCAATGGGCTAAAACACAAGCAAGAGTTCAAGCATATAAAAAGAGAATTCAGCAAGCAAATGAAGAAAAACACCCAGCTCTAAAAAGAGCTGGTGTATCTGGATTTAGTAAGCCTAAACGTACTCCTGGCCATCCAACTAAATCACATATTGTTGTGGTTAAAGATGGAGATAAAGTGAAAACAATTCGCTTTGGTCAACAAGGTGTATCAACAGCTGGAGCTCCTAAAAAAGGAGAATCAGATAAACAAAAAGCAAGACGCAAATCTTTTAAAGCCCGTCACGCAAAGAATATTGCAAAGGGTAAAACCAGCGCAGCGTACTGGGCGGATAAAGAGAAGTGGTAAATGAAACAGCAACTGTCTTTGGAGCCAGAACTAACCATGAGCATGGAAACAAGACTCGATAGAATCGAGGAGAAACTCGACAGCTTAACTGAAGCAATGGTCGCATTGGCCAGGGCAGAAGAAAAAATTGCTGGAATTAAAGAAGATCAACTTATGATGTATGAACGAGTCAATCGTTTGTCAGCTAAATTAGATGATGTAGAAAGGGTGGTGCAGGCTAACCACGTAACAGTGACAACTATTAATAGATTATTCTGGGTCGCTATTGTGGCCGTAGCAGGATCTATTGCAGCCCAACTATGGATGTAAGGAAAGTAAAATGAAAACACAAGACATTAAAAATATGGGCCAAGCTCTGCAACAGGTCCAAGAAAGTTCAAAAGCAGCATTAGCAAAGAAACTTGCTAAGGCATCGCAATCATCTGAAAAAGGTAAAGCAGCAGTAACTCTGCCTAAAGCACCTTTTGAGATCCCAAAGAAAGATGCTAACGAAGCTTTAAAAGGTGATCAGCATAAACTAGACCATGATAAAGATGGTGATATTGATGCAGCCGATTTTAAAGGCCTTCGTAATAAAAAGAAAAAAGATAAAGCTGAAGTAAAGCCTCGTCAGGAAACAGATACTGATAAAGGAAATGTAGGAGCAAATATGGAAAAAACTGAGTCAACTCGTTGGCCGGTATATGCTCGTATCATGGAAAAAGCTACTCATAAAGGTGGCACACCTCCAGAAGAAATGGATTCAAAAGATTCACCTACTGCAAAAAAGATGAAAGCCGATCATAAGCCTGAAGTAAATGATACTGAAGAAAAAGGCCATCAGGATGCAGTAGATGCTGGACGTAAAGGACCAAATGGCCAGGCTCGTCCAAATGACCAGAAAAAAGGTGATACAAAAATTGTAAACCCAGTACAAGGAGCAGTAACAAGTGGCTCAAATTAATCCTCCAAGTTGGGCAAAGAATGCTATCCCAACAAAACACGGCTGGATGGATCCACGTACTAAGCGTATTGTAAAAATTATAAACATCGCTGAGCAAGACATAAAAGATTATTTAGGCATAGTTGAAAAGCCGGATCGTCGTAAAAAGGTTCCAGCTCAGCCATTAGAAGAGCCAAAAGAATTAACTTTAGAAGGATCAGAAGATGATTAAAGCCCCAGCTTGGGTTGCATCACAAGGTGGTGTGCCCACAGAAAAAGGATGGAAACATCCAGATCGTAATGAAATTCTTCTACCAAAGAAATTTACGCAAGCTCAAATTAATGAGTACATGAATGGTACAAATTGCAATTGCGTTGATTGTGATTGCGATCCATGTACATGTGGAGAAAAAGAAGTGACAGAAGAAGTTGTACAATTAAATGAAGCGCCAGCAAATAATACTTCTCTTGAAGACATGACTAAAGTAGAACTAGAGGCTCTTGGTCGTGAGCATGGTGTAGAATTAGATCGCAGAAAAACAAAAACTACATTAGTAGAAAAAATGAAGGGTATTATTGGACGTTAATAAATAGGTTTGATTATAACTTATTTAGAGATATTAAATTATGGAATTTGATGAAGTAACCGAAGATAACTTACTTCTATATGCGGCTAAGAATTATTATAATCCTCTGGGCGCAAGTTCGGAGGATTTTTATGAAGATCTTAAGAGATTTAAATATCTTAAAAGATTAGTGAATCGATATATTACACACGGCGAATTGTCTGAGAGATTAATACTTAATCATCTTATTATAATTTTTAATATGTTTGGTATTGAAGCTGGATGTAAAATATTAGAATTAAAATTAAATCCAGGCCATTGGCCAATTATAAAACCGTTTTTGATTTTTTTACGATATATTGAAAATACACAATATACAGAATATGATATGGATGAGCGGGTTGTAGAAGTATTAAGGAAAATCTAATGGTAGAAAATCCAAGATTCAATAGACATAATGATGTATCTAATCCTATGGGAGTTCCTCCTCATGATTATATCGTGAATACATATGATGGCAGTAATAACCTATTGACTGCAACCTATAAACGCGGTGGTTCAACAGGAGAAACTGTAGCGGTATTAGAAATGACATATGATGGAAACAACAATGTCCTTACAGTTGAAAGAACGACATAATGCCATACAAGTTCAATCCACTCACAGGTAAGTTTGATCAGGTTAGTGTTAACACAGTCAGTGTTACAAGTGAGGTTCAGACATTGGACCTGACAAATGATACTCTTTCTATTAGTAGTGGTAATAGTGTTGATCTATCCGGTTATGTGGATGCTGCAACTATCAACACAACGCTAAACGAAACAACAGTAATTCAAAACATTGTGGATGGATCAGGGTGGAACTTACCTGGACCATTTACTAACGAAGCTAATGCTGCAT